AAGATTGTGCATTGGCTCTTTTGGTGTAGATGTGCGAGACTTATTAAGTACATCCGCTGCTGCTTCAAGTAATGTGCGTGCCATTGATAAAACTCCTATACGATGAATCTATTTATAAAACTAAGTTCTTTAGTATGACTTTATAGTAACTTAAGAAATTTCTCAAAACTTTGTAATACTACTTCTTCTAATTCTTTGCGAGATGCCTTCATTACATTAGTCTGGATTTCCGCAATATTTGCTTCTTTTATGATACCATTATCCCATACCCATTCTTTACTTTCCATGATACTTTGTACTAATGCATCTGGTGCAGAAGGATCGGCAACAATATCACCGGCAGTAGCAAGGAAAAAATCATCCTGTACCATCTGCGCTTCTTTGATTGCTTTTAGAGAACCTAGACCACGAGAAGAAACACCTAATTGACCACCACAATTGATAAGTCCACGGACAATCTTTCCATGACCTTCTTCGGTAATAATCGCCTTTCCAATGAAATTATTACCATCTTCTTTTAAGGAAATAATACGATGTGAAACACGATCAAGATTGATAGATGGTGTATCAGGATGACCCAATTCACCCCATCCACGACCTGTGTTTACAGATTCTTTTACATAGCGTGCAACTTCACGTTGTAGTAAATGCTTAGGATAGACACGATGATTTCTATTCTCGATTTCAGATTGTAGAAAGATACCTTCGATATAGAGATTCTTCTTGCCATCGGCAGTAGCTTCCTCTAGATACTTTACATCTTCTGTGAGTTCTCTAAGTAACTTCATTTTATCTTCCGCCTCTTAAACCTGCCAATTTACGTAATGAACGTTTGCGCTTCATCAATGCACGAGCTAATTTAGCACGTCTCTTAATTTTACCTTTTCTTGCACCACGCTTGCGATGTAGTTTCTCTTGCGCACTCATGCGGACAAGTTTTCCACCACGAAGAGTATAACCTTTTACGCCAGATTTCTTGACGTTACGCTGTACCTTACCATTACGAATTCTAACGCGAATCCTTTTGATTCTAGGTCCAGCTTCCGCCAGATATTCCTCAAAAGTCTTCATATAATTATTAGTATCCAACCTGCGTATTTGCCCAGGCACCAGCACCACGAGAAGGACTTGCCCAATACGTTCCTTGGAATTCTTTTACGAAAGTAAGTACCAAAGTGAATGCATCAGCAGAACCTAAACTTTGTTGAAGAAGATTGATATCACCTGTTGGTGTATTTGCAGAGTTAGGAATATACTGATTGAAAATACCATCATTAAAACGACCCATTGTGATAGCTTTAGAATTAGCATTTACAGAACTTACATATTCAATAGCAAGAAAACCGTTGTTCATAGAACTAGTATATGTTGCTGCCGTTAGAGATAGAATACAAGGAAGAGAAGTGTTTGCACCCCTCAATGTATTTGCAGTAACAATAACGCTATTTGCATTAGTTGCAGCATTGTAAAATCCAATGACTTTTACAGTGACATAATGATCCTGGTCATCTAGAACTAATACTTCTGGTACATTAACTGCCATATATTTCTACCTTATTTCAAATTTTGTGCTGCAAAGTCAGCAACCTTAGTTAAACCTTCTGCACTATTCATATGCTTTTCAATAGTTGCCTTATTTTGCGGAGTCATCATGGTATGTAGTTTGACCAAATGTGCTGCCTGCGCAGCAGATAATTTATGTCTAGAACCGTTACCAAATACGACTTCTCCATCAGTCTTAGTCTTTGCAATATGATGAATCTTATGAATCGTTGCTTCTTCTACAGTTTCAGGATATACATATTCCTCAAAATCTTCATCGATAGTACGTAAGAACTTATTATAACGATGTGTTGCCTGACCCACATTATTATTCAGATAATGTTCGGCAGCAGCATGTAAATGTGAATGTGCCTGCTTACCGTATCTCTGAACAATATGCTCTTTAATCTTCGCAAGATCAGGATGATCCGTGTGCTTAGAACCCGCTTTATAATGAAGCTTTAGAGCATTCGTATAGTCGCCAAACATATCATCATGTTCTGTCTCTACTAATCTTTCAAATTCTTCTGAGACTCCAGCAACTTCTGGTTCCATCGTAGAAGAATAAGGAACCGAAATATCGATTCCCAATTTATCGTTATGATATAGTGCAACCTTCTTTCCTGATGGAAATTGACGGATTGCTTTACGCTTTAATACAAGAATAGTAGGAGGATCTCTTTCCTTTACTGATTCTTGTATTTTGACGTTCTTGATTTCACTTAATGTCTTCATTATTTACCGTGATGCCACTTCTTTGCATTCTGAGCGAATGTTGCACGCTTTGCAAATACTCCACCTTTTGCTTTTTCCTTAGCAATATCCTTACCGGTAATTTTTGCATCAGGAGACTTACCAAGATCCTTGTGCATCTGTCCCTTCTTTACAGGACCGATTGGACCTTTCTCTGCCATGTATTCTTCGTTATTCAAAGAACCGACATGTTCAACATGAACTTTGTTAGGATGCTTTACATCACGACTCACATGAAATTTATGAGTCTTATGTGCAGAATCACCAGCTAGGTTTTGTGCCATACTATATTTGTGATGTACAATATAGATTGCTTTATCCTTAGATTCTTTGCTCTTAGGATTAAAAGGTGTGTAGCCTGCACGATGTATATGATAATGTTTAGTTTCGTAATGATTACCATCTAATGAGCCAACACCATTCATTCCAGCATGTGTTCCAACATGAACATCATGAACAGTATGTGCCATATGTTCCATGCTGCCAGGTAGTACTACTGCTTCATCCAAGTTTTGAGTAAGACCTTGGAACTCAAACTTAAAAGAGTTTTGAGTTTCTTCTTTGACTGCTGGAGAACCACCTTCATCGGCTAGCCCGCTTCCTGGTTCCATTGTCTTACGATCCTGTTTAGGACCAGAAGATAGTTTTGGTTCTGGAGCAGATGCCTTACCTTTTCCACCTGGAGCAGGCTTCTTCCATACTTGAGAAACACCACCAGAAGTACCACCTTCTTCTGATACAGTTTCTGCATTGAAGAAATTTGAGGCAACTTCAATCTTCAAGCCTTCTAGTACTTGAACAACCTTCTCTGCAAGCTTCTCTTCTACGAGTGCCTTGAATGCTAGGGCATCCTTATTTTGTGCATGTGTTACAAAAGACATTTTTATATCCTCTAATTGGGTGGTTATTGTACTATTTAGGAAGTTAAGGCTTTAGCTATTCTAGGTTTATAAGGTTTCAATTTTCCTCTCTTTTTACCCATTCTAGTTAATGACATTTTTAACTTTGTTTCTGCTGAATGTCGTCTATTTGACATTTTTCGTCTTGTTTCTTCTGAACGTTTCATACCGGTATGTGATAAAGCATTCTTTCTTTTTGATTCTTCCGATCTAGGTCTATGAAGAATTTTGGTTATAGCTTCCTCTTTTCCTATTTGTCCACTTAATGTTAAGTAGGCAATTTCATCCTGCCAATTTCTATACATCATCCATAATTGTTTATGAGCTTCTGCATGTTCTTCAATTGTTAATTCCACAAGATTAGATGGATCATTAGGACCATTCATATGCTTTGGTATTATATGATGTTTGTGTAACATTATGGTTTCTTAGGCTTTGGTTTTCCGGCAGGTTTACTACTATCACCAAATGCCTGTTGTGCTCTCTGATTTAGTTCTTCTGGATTTGCAGCAGGAGTCGGAGCAGGAGCGCCTGGTGCCGCAGGACTTCCGGCAGGTGATGCCATAGGATCGGCTGGTGGTCCTGCCATCTTCTCAGCATCCTTTGCCATTTCCTCATTTTCCTTATCCATTTCTTCTTCCATATCTTCGATTTCTTTCTCATCGAACATCAGTACTTTCTCTTGTACCCAACGCTTTGAGAAGAATCTACCAATATATGGATCCACAATCATAAGCAAATTAACACGGTTTGTTAATAGTTCTGCTTCTTTCAATTCTGTAAAGTTATTGTCCTTGATGAAATTGTAATGAATGTCCATCTTGAACTCATTCCATTCATCTAGGGTACAGATACCTTTTAAAGATAATTGGCGAGCAAGTAGTTCATCGAATAGGATAGAGAATCTTGCACGTAGTTTATCTACGAATTTATCGAATTTTAATTCATCTCTGGTGATTTCAGAAGAACGACCTAAAGAAAATCCTTGATTATTTTCTAGACGAGAAGCTGGCACGCCAAGTGCTTTATACAGTTTCTTTTCCATGTATAATACATCTTCCATCTGTCCTAGATTCTGACCGGCAGGAAGTGTAGTAATTTCTGTATTCTTGCCTTCTCCACGACGAGGCATCCAAAAATCTTCTAACATAGACATATGACGTGTCTGATCTTTAATTTCTCCAGTACCTGCATCATATACAAGCTTATTACGGAACTTGTTCATCATGTCTTTCAGGTATTGCTCTGCCTTCATCTTTGGAAGGTTTCCAACATCTACATAGAATACTCTGCGTTCAGGGGCGCGAGAAACACGGTAGATAACAGTTGCATCTTCAAGGAATCGCAATTGATTCATAGGACGGATTGCCTTATGAAGATAACTCAATACAGTTGATTTTGCAGGATCGAACAAACCAGAAGTAAGATGGATTACAGAATCTTCTGATAGCTTTACGCCACCGGCAAATGATCCTACAATCTGTGGTGATTGTATAGAACTATTGACTACCTTTTCATTATAAAGATAGAAGGTATCAATACGATCAATAACCTCAACACCTTGAGCATTCTTAACTTTTGTAATATTACGGATTTTACGGATTCTACGTGGATCGACATATATCAATGTCTTGATACCATCGCGCGGATTGTCTTTATCAATGACTACGTTATAATAGGTACGACCATCTACATACCAACGACGGAAAATATCGCCGCCAAAATTATTGAAGTCTAGAAGACGAAGACATTCATCAAATTCGTCTCTGATCTTTTTCTTAATAGAATCTGGTTGCTTGAGGTCTTCTAGTTCAATACGAACAATTTTACCCTCGTCATCATGAACGATAGCTTCGTTTACAATATCTTCTATTGCAGATTCCATTTCTGGCTGCATAGACATAGTACGATATTTGGTAATAAGATCGACTTCGGTTCTATAGGTACCATCCAAGTCCACATAGACGCCATAGTGTGCGCCTGTTTGGATGTTAATAGCACCATCTTCGAGATTAGGAGTAATAGGACTTTCTGGAATAGAATCATCTTCGTCTGCACGAGTGATTTTAAAACCAAATAATCTGAAACTATTCTGTTCTGCCATTAGTTAAATCCTCATATTATAAATGGAGAGGCAGATTCCTACCTCTCCAAGTTCAATTAACCAACAGAGACAGTATTGACAGGAAATGTGGGATCGAACCAATACTGGTAAGCCAACGTAACAGCATATTCCTGTATCGTATCATTAGCACCCCAATCTAGATCAAGTGGGGCAACATCTACAGGAAACATACCAACTAGATTGATTTGTTTAATAATATCACCAGTCTTTGAGTACTGAGTTACTACTGCATCAGAACCATATCCGCCGTCTACTACGGTAGCAGCAGGATCACGGACATTACCAATTGGATCATTGATACCATTAACCCACTGTTCGAATGCATTGCGCACAGAATAGTCTTCATCGTTAATGACTTGTATTGTCCAATCTGCAAATGTTCTGTTACCTGCAAGCTTTACTTCACGACCAAAGTAGAATAATGGTGCGATACCGATTGTAGAGCCAGGCAGTTGAGATGCCTTTACAAGAAGAGTACTCTTTTGCGCAGCCGTTCCTCCAACCTGAACAAAGGAAGGAAATTGTAGTTGAACATCAAAAAGATTAGGACGAGCACCATCACCAATCAAGTTAGTTCTAAAAGTTGTTACATCAAATGCCATATGTATCTCCGTTATATCCTATTTATAGCTTAGAACTGACCAACAATTTCGTTAAAGCTTACGCTAGTACGGACTGCTACAAAGTTCAATTGAATGAAGTTGATACTACGAGCAGGCTTGATGTAGATATCGCCAACAAACTGATTTGCATCAATGATGTCACCAGTGTTATTAGTAGTATCGCATACAACCTTGAAATCTGTAATACCACGACGACCTTGTACAGTACGTAGGAATGGAGTTACTAGATTTACAAATTGAGCACGAGTAAATGTATCATTGAATTCGAACAAACTTGCACGTGCTGCCTTAGAGATTGCTTTTTCAAGAACAATAAACAATCTACGTACATTGATACGATCAAATGCAGATGCAAAGTTCAAGAATGTCTTGTCGCCAAACAATAGCGTACCTTCACCTGGGAAACTTACTACTGGATTGACACCAGCCTTGTAAAGAGTATCACGATCAGTCTGACCAGGATTGAATGCTAGTTTTACAACATTCTTAATAACACCACGTTGTAGACCGGCAGGACTCCACCATGGATCACGTAGATTATCAGTCTGAGCACATAGACCAGCAATATCGCCATTCAATGGAATCCAACGATATAGATCATTATACTTATCATACTGATACTTCCAACCAGAATCGAATACTGCGTAAGAAGAACGAGTAATAGAACCACTATTAACATAGTTTGCAATAGAGGCAGATTGACCAGTTACATCCTGTGCATTTGCCAATGGTGGAGAACAGAATGCCACACAATCTGCGCGCACCGCAGCAACAGAACCAATAGCATAACTTTGAATGATAGAATCTGCTGCACCCGTCATCAATAGAGATATATCTACTTGTTCTGTATTAATGAACAATGACAAAGCGGTTTCTGTATTTGCATCTGTAACAATACCATCGTTTCCACCACCAAGACTAGACACACTTGGAGAAGGATCATTAGTGAAGGTAGGAAGAGAAGCTACCGTTGCTCCCCAACCTGCAATATTTGCAGAAGGAACACCTGTGTTGTAAACATAACGTGATTGCTGCCATAGAACTTCATGGTAATAGTTACTAGAACCAGTAGGAGTCAATGCATCTCTAATACGAGAAAGACCCTGATATGTTTCTAGAATAGTATTTGCCTGACCTGTAAACACGCCATCCTGATCGACAACAATAACATGGATTTCATCTCCAGTCACCGCACCATTAGATACAGTAGATACATATGGAGAAGTACCAGGAGCACGATCAAATACACTTGCAAAAGTGTATAGAGGATCAGAAGTGTTGCTTGAATTTGCAGTCCATACGGCAGCATTTGCCCATACGATAACTTGTAAAGAATTTCCTACGTTACCAGGATAACGTGCAGTAAATGGATTTCCTGCAACCTGAAAGTTATATGCATTGTTGAAGAAATCATCTTCATTGTTAATAACCATACCGGCAGCATTTGCTGTTGCATTCTTAGTATTAGTTCCGGCAGCACGTGCAATCTGTAGATTATTAGAATAAGCTAAGAAATTTGCGCCTGTGAAGAACGATGAAGCGGTGTTATTATCTGGATCAAGGAACTTATTATTCAGATCAACTTCTGATACTACCTGGGTAATCTTTAACGCTGGACCCCATTGAAAAGTTCCGGCAAGAGCACCAGTAGATACTGACACCGCTGGAATTCCAGTGGTTAGATCGATTTCACTTGTATTGACGCCGGGAGATACTTGAAATGCCATAGGATGTTCTCCAAAGGAACTATTAGAACGATAATAGAACTATTTAGGGAATATCATTTTTGCCTTAATTTATCGTAGACAACAAAAAACCGCCACTTGGGCGGTTTGCTTGTAAACTTGATTTGAAGATTAATCTTTAGGTTTATCTTCTTTCTTTTTCTGCCTTTCAGCATCATATACTGTCTGAATTTTTATACCTCTTAGAAGACCTCTTTTGGCTTCCTCAAGTACGCGGATAGCATTCTCAACTTTCTTAATTCCTGCTTCATCTGCGTTAAAATACCAGCATATCATTCTATTACAATCCGTAATATTGATATTCATATCAATATTATGGGTATCGTCTACTACCTTATACATGATAGTAGAACCGCAATCGGCAGGATCAATAAACATCCCACCTTGAGCAATTAATTTATTCTTCTTACCCATTTATAATTCTCACTTCTTCTATTTTCACATAGATCAATGATTGGAAACGTGAGAACACATAATAACCATCTTCTATTCTAATATATTCTTTGGCGGTGAATAGATGATCTACATATGCTATTTGCATATCCCACTTATAACTTCCTGTACCCATATTAGGACGACAGAATATAAATTTGATTCCTGCTGGAATAACATAACTCTTCTTTTGTTCTGACATAGAAGTTATATACTTTTCATACGGAAGGAAACCTAAAGTATCCTCAATAATATGCTTTATAAAATGAGGACTCATCGCTTTAGACCAATCTGCGGATTGTGCCATATCATGTTCTCTTATATAAAAGTAATATCAAAATCTTGATCGTGAAATTTCTTCAGCCATCGAAACTTAGTGCCGGTAGGGTCTACTAGAGGCACTATAAGTAGCCACGGACCGGGATCGTCATTGAAGAGTACTGAATCAGCCTCACGTTCCACTTGCCATTGTGCGCCTAGCTCACGTACCCTATTCTTACCCTTTTGAGTCTTTCCCTTTAAGGAAACGATTTGCCTATTCATTCTCAAGATTATACTCTTATATAACTTTAATGTCAAATCAGAAACGCAAATAAAAACAGCGACTTATGGAAGTCGCTGTTATTTATCAAACTTTATTAGGTTTGGAAATTACTTGCTATTTGACGGCACCTGTAGGAAAGGAATAGGCGCACCAGCATAGATTGCTTGAGGCAATTTACCATCCCAACGTTTTGCTTGTTCCATCTGAACCTCGATTCTACGCAATTCTAATACATCCTTAGATTTTGTAAGGGCGTCATTTTGAACTTGCAATGCCTGTGCCTGTGCTTGTGCTTCCTTCAAGGTCGCATATGCTTGACCATCTGCCTTTGCTTTTTGTGCATTAGCTTCTGCCGTGGCAATTTCAACTTTTTGTTGTTGTGTTGCAGCGACTGTCAATTGCTGTTTCTCAGCAGTCTGTAATAGCTGATCCTGTTGGACTTTTTCATTAATAGTCTTCTGATATGCCGGATCATATTCAAATTTAGTCATATCCACCTGAATAACTTGAGCACCATATACAGCTAACTTAGCAGAAAGCAAGTTACGAACTTCATTAGAAACTTCCTGACGCTTATTGAGCAAATCAGGAGCAGTGAACTTTGCAGTCACAGCCTTGAATGTTTCATGTGTGGCAGAATCGACATATGAAGACAAATCACCATCATGAGAATACTTCTCATACACTTCGGCAACCTTATTTGGTTCAATACTATATCGAACAACCAAACTCGTCATTACAGGCTGTTGATCCGCAGTACCACCAACAGCATTTTCAATCTTTGCCGTTTCGGCGCGAATATTGAAACTCTGTAGATGTTCCCATGGCGGAAGCAATACCCAACCTTCTTGTTCAATACCAATGATCTTACCACCACGAGTCACAACTCCGCGTGTTCCTGTCTGTACAGTATTAACGGGATATGCCCATATTACGAAAAATAAAACTGTTAAGCCAATTGCCGCATCACGTACAATAGCATTAATATTTGGTTCATTGCGCGAACCCAAGTCATTACCGCTTCTATCCTTAAGAATTTTCTTATTAATATATCTATCACTAAAACTCATATAAACCTCATATAATTAAACAACACAAATCAACTCTTTACCCTATAATCCCACGACCAAAAACCCGTTTCATCCCTATAACCACCATTCCATGTCCCTTTTCTTTCTACCCACTCAAGCCATCTACAATCACCCGATGCTATTCTTTTAGGAAGAAGCGTGAAATATTCGTGCCAATTTCGGAGTCTAGCTATTTCAATGTTATATTGAGCTATTGCTCTTCTTCTTTTTTCTTCGGGAGTTCTTCCACAGTTGAATTTCATTTTATTCCTTCAATCAATTTTACTACAATAGGTTTTCACCCTGTATTTTTGCTTCTTCTAGAAGCACGTAATCTCTAGAATCATGCGAGCAACCGACATCATTTACACATGCTTGTAATGCTGCAACATCCTGACTAGAACCATTGCATATTAAGTATGCAGTATCCTTCGCAGAACAACCAGATAGGATTGCACAAACAATCATAACTTTAAAAATCATACGTTACCTTATCTCTATAAGGCGACCATGGACATTGATCCCAATTACCAATATCCTTACAATCTTGATTACCAGGAATAAGCTTAAGAGAAGGTTCATTCACTGCAACCGGAGTACCATCTGCAAGGTTTACTTCCCATGCATTGGGTACATATCGCTTATCGTATGTTTGATACATACCAATATATTGAACAATTGTTCCTACTTTTCCAGGTGTCGTATCACCATCATACTGCCATGGCTGACCATTATTAATGATTTCAACCATATCGCCTTTCTTAAATTTTGTAGACATTTACTTCTCTTCATCCATCCAAAGAATAGTTATTTCAAACGTTCCTCTATGAAAACCATATTCATCTTTAGGAATATTCGAATAATTTATCGAATCTGATACATCAGATTCTACATCTATAATTGATTCACCAGAATATGTTTTTGACATTACAACCAATGGTCTTGACTTACTATCAATCATGGATTGTCTGTTATTGGTTGATTTGCATAATCTCTTGCGCCTAACATATAATATGTTTTAGCAAGAAGCCTTGAAGATTCTAACATTGCTGCATTCATAGGCGCAATACCGGCTCTCTCAGCATATTCGTTCATTTTCTTGACGGACTGTTCCCATCGTACTTCAAATAGTATCATGGAGATTTCATCGGCGTACAGATAAAGTTAGTTGCACCCACCTTTTGTTTGGCTTCCCAAATCTTACCGGCAGTGTTACACTCGGCTTCTGTATTGAAGACTACATGATGTATTCCTACACCATTATAGACAAGAGTAATAATAAGAATCCACGACATTATTTTACCTTTACTCGCGCACCATTGCGCCATACGTATTGTGGTTTATCGATTGTAATATCAGGGACTTCGATAAAAAGTTGATCCTTAGTCATAATGCCGAGTGCAGCATATCCTGTCATTCGAATGATAATATCATTATTTGCATCGTTTGCACGTTTTGCGTAATACAATGCTATTGGTGAGGCAATCTTCATTTAATCCGCCTGTGGAATTAGGAACATAGGAAGACCTTCGGCGCGTTCTGCACGTTCGGCAAGTTCACGAATTTTTTGCTGTTCGGCAGGCGTGAGATTTCGAATCTCGGTATCAGACAAGTACATAGGGTTTATTCCATTTGCCAATATTGATAGAGATATACCAGCCGACATCGAAATAATCAGACTGAATATCTGAGCGATCATGATTACCAACATTCATTGCCGTAATTACTTTGCTAAGAAATTCTTTGGCTTTGCCAGAATAATGCTCATGATACCAATACGGATTGATACATAGCGAATCTTTCGCATGTTCGCGCATGTGCGGCTCACGGCACATATTGCGCTTTGCTTCGACTTCATTGAAGTTCTTAATAAAGTCTATGGGACTAGACTTAATATTCAGAACAAGAGTCGAGTGATTGTTAACACTCAAGGAAGCTTTAACTTTGTAAGTCTTACAAATAGCTTTGATAGTGACCGCAAGTTGAGCCTTGCGCTGCTGATTCATGTATGCCATATGCTGAGTATTATACGGGAAACCAGGAATTAAGCAAGAGTTAAATTATTAAGTAAATCAATGACTTACGTCAAGTGCCTGATTATTAAGGAATTGCACCAGAACCTTTTCCGGTAAATGGGATAGCACGTACATATAACCCTTATGGTATTCGTCCGTATTAGGAGCTATTAGACCGGTGTTGCGAGCATTCTCGCACATCCCACAAGGGCAGTCTTTGGACGGCGCAAATCGGCTTAGAATCGTCACGTTATGTTAACTCGATATTTCTTAAGAATATTACAGACTTCCGTGATAGAAACCATATGTTGCTGTGCAGCAAGTTCTATGGCTAATGCGGCATCGCACCAATCTGTAATATGATCCTTAAACGTCTTAATAACACTCTTCTCTAGATCAGTCCTAGAGAAGATGTTAATAACGTTACTTACTGGCACTGAACCAACTTTTTAGTATTCTATTGGTTTCAGAAGCACGCAATTGCTTGAAAGTAACATCGATGATATCAGGAATAAATGCATATTTTGCAAAATATTCTGATACAGACTTACCACCAGAAATCTGGTCAAAATCATTTATTCTTTCATTGGATTCCATAATCCACATACCTAATTTTTTAATTGCTATTTCGTAGTATGACATTTAATATTGCTCAAAATGTGACCAATCACGTTTTGGGATAGGAACAATTTCAGGAGGTTGTTTTATTTTATTACATTTACTGCATTTTGCATATGTATTGCCCCACCCATCATCCGCGCACAACGCAATTCCATTCCATTTGTGATTGCACACAAATATATATTTAAA